GTCCTCGTTCCGATAACTTCTTTTGGACATTCTTTATTATCATTTTTGATAATAAAAGTACAAGCTTGAGAACAATCGGATGCCTCTTCAGCATGTTGTATGAGAAAATAAATAGTGGAGTGTTTGAAGAGTATTTTACGAGATTCCCCATCCATCAATAGATACATATATATCCTTTCATTTTAGAGTAAATGGTTTGTATTCATTTATTAATATATATAGATATTTCGTCCAACCCACGGAATATGTAAGAACAAAATATAAAGAGATTTCTATCATCTATTCAAAAGGAAGCTTATTATGGAAAAAGTAACGGAAACTGAAATTCGTGTTACCGAATTATACGGTGACAAATGTTTTGTTGATAAATTTCAACAGGGTGGCGGAGGTAAACGCAGACCTGAAGGAATGGTTGAAATATGGGAAGAAGACGAAAATGGGAATAAAAAACTTGTAAGGAAAAATAATTTAGTTGTTTATCTTGGAAGAGAAACTCTTGCACAAATTCTTGTAGATCAGAATAATGTGGACGATATAGGAAACCCTAGAATTGCGTCTACAAAAGAACATTTTATTTCTTGGTTTGGTCTCGGAGATGGAGGTGTATTACCTGCTGATCCTTTTGATCCAGTTCCACCAGCAAATGAAAATAATGATTTAAATTCAAGAGTTATGATCAATGCAACTGATTCATCATGTGCTGACTATCATTTAGAGACAGAAAGTGGTTATCCAAAAACAGGATATTATAAACACTTTTTCAGCTCTATTGTTTTTGAGAGAGATGAGTTAAATGATAACAGATGGTTAGTATTGAAAATTACAACTCCTATAGGAGTTGATGATGCAAACGATGAAAGGTTGAGTGAGGCTGGTCTATTTACTTCTGAATCGAAACTCGGAGGGTATAATGGACAGTTCACTCTATTTTCAAGAGTAACATTTCCAACGATTATAAAAGATGCTAGTAGAAGATTAATTTTTGTTTGGTATTTATACGTATAATTAGAAAGGAGTTTGATATATTAGACCTGGAGTAAGGATAGATTTTAGTAGAAGACAAAAAAAATTCAGGAGGAAAAAGAGATGGCGAATGTATCTCCAGGTGTTTTTACGAAAATTATCGACCTGTCTGCATTTGTGCAGGCAGTACCGTCTACAATTGGTTTTTTATCAGGACTAACAAGAAAAGGAAGAGATAATGAACTTCTATTTGTTGGTTCAAGAGCGGAGTTTGTAGGTGAGTGGGGAGAACCAAACATTGTAGAGTTTGGAAAAAATTATGGACAAGGACCTTATGTTGCATACAACTATTTGGGTGAGAGTGGTTCGTTATACTGGATGAGATGTCTTCCAGATGATGCCGCATATTCAAATTTAAGAATTGACACACAATTAGCTGCTACAGATGCTACAACATCTGTTACAATTACAGCTATTGCGGGTTTAAACTCTTATGCTGAAATTCAAACTGAATTGGAGGAAGTTGGTGACAATAAACCACTAGCGTTTATTCGTCCTATTGGTAGAGGTGATTACTACAATGGGATTGGAGTAAGATTTACTGAATTTTCCAATCCAACTGTTAGTGATGTTTATGTACTTGATGTATATGAGAAACAATCAGATGGAGAAGATGTTATTATTGAATCGTTCAATGTATCGTTTGATCCAAACGCTCAAGATAATTCAGGAGAGTCTATTTGGATTACTTATGTCCTAGAAGTATTCTCTGGAGTATTAAGAGCTGATATGGAATTAGCAAATGAAGAATATACAAGTGGTTATCAGTTAGTGGTAAAGAATTATGATAAAGAAATTGGAGCTGTTTCAACAGTGCTTACAGCAGGTTCAGCTACAATCACTGATATTAAACAGGATTTCACAGATTGGGATAACGCTACAGAAACAGGAAATGGTAACTATGTTGTTATCGCAAAAGACGGTAGAGGTGTTGAGATTTGGGGTTGGATGGGTGCTACTTCAGGTTTAGATGATGAAACCGTTAATGTATTTGCAGACAGAAATCTTACCGCACAAGTATCAGGATGGAATGGTAACACAACAGATTTTGATGTTGATTCAGTAATCACATATAATGTTAAAGAATCATATGCAAATCTAGCAGATGCTTTTAATGATTCTGAACCTTCTCCTTTAAGAAAGGGTAGTGAAGGATCTTTAAGAACAGCTTCAGGAACAGTCGATACAGCAGAAGCAGAAAGTTTACTTGAGCAAGCATATGCAGGAACTTTAGAAAATCCAATGACATCTGAATATGAAGATTCAATGTATAACACTGAGGATTTTTGGTTCTCTGTTGTTTATGATGCTGGATACCCAAGTGATGTGAAGACACAAATTAGTACTCTATGTCAGACAAGGCGTGATTGTGTTGCTATTATGGATAATGGCGATAATGCTACAGTTTCAGCAGCATTATCAACTAGAACTAATACTAATACATTTAACAATTACTTTGTTGCTTTATATGAATCATACAATAAGGTTGCTGACGTATTCACTGGTCAAGACGTATGGTTCTCACCTGTATATCATATGGCGTATCTAGTTCCACGAAATGATAACGTAGCAGAACTATGGTTCGCTGTGGCAGGTTTCACAAGAGCATCAATCGATACAATTAAAGAGCTTAGATACAACCCACGACTTGGACAACGAGATCAAATGTATCTAAAACAGTTAAACCCAATTGTGAAGTTTGCTCAAGGATATGTGGTTTGGGGTCAATTAACATCTCAAGCTAGAGCAAGTGCTTTGCAAGATTTAAATATTGTTCGAATGGTTCTATATGTAAAACGAGCTATAGAGCAGTTCTGTCGATTCTTCATCTTTGAACAGAATGATCCAATTACCTGGTCAGAAGTTTCAAGTGGTATTGTTGATTTCTTAGAACAAGTGAAGAAACGTAGAGGTCTAAATGATTATACTGTTGAAGTTTCAGCGACCGAGTATGAAAGAAAAACAAAGAAATTTCATGTAAACATTATTTTAGATCCAACTAGAGTTGTTGAACAAATCGAGCTAAACTTCTTTATCGTTTAAGAAAAAAAGAGCGGCCAAGGTACATTACTTGGTCGCTCTCTTTTCGTCTTTATTTCTTTTTATCATCGAGCAATGCCGCAGCTTCTTCAGCTTGAACGACCCTATCCTCAACTTCAACCACTTTTTCAATGATACCTTTCATAAAACCATCCTCAACGATCTTATATACATTGACAATGACCATGACGTAAGCAAGTTGGGAAATATGCCCCTGCTCATATAAAACACCTCCTTCGTTTCTTGAATATTGCCAATGTTCAGATTCTCTTCTCCAATCTCGTCCAAGTAATTTGCTTTGCATTGCGTTACTGTCGTTTGTATCAAGGGTTAAACCTATTTGTCGAAATAACTCAAGACACATGAAAGCGGATTGGATTGTTATATCTGGACATTTTGCGAGAACGAACCAGGGCGATGCTCTAACAGTTTCGGCAATGAATTTTACATGTTCTAAATATGTTTCTTTGCCCTGAAATATGCCAATAGTTTCTCGCATAGTGAGATATAGTTCAACGTCGAAAGTACTTGGAACTGAAACAAATTCAACAACAACTGGTAACTCTCGTATATCTTCTTGACTTAGCATGTATCCTCCCTAACATAAATATATGTTTATAAAATCTATTTCTATAAAATGAAACGTCTGAATTCTGTATTTTTTCAAAAAATGTTTGGTTGGACCAAGAGTTTTCATAGATTTAACAAATTCAGTTGGTCTAACCCGATTATTAATACCAAATTTATATCTTCCATAGTCAAACCATGCATGGCATGCTAATGAACATATAATTTTTATAAGGCACTCTTCGCATGGATGTTTCATTTTTAAAACCCCGCTGGACAACAATATTTATTTTTCTTTAGACTGTCATTAAATGTTTTAAACGGATGTGATCGCTCCCATATATGGGGTATGTCTATTTTTGATGTTATTTTTACCCCAAGTTCTTTGTCAGCATAACTGCATGGCATCATTTTCATTGAAGGACTGATGTATGCAGACATTCTGGAAGCTTCACACGAATCGACAAACATTTTATTTTCTTCTGATATATCGCCGCGCCTATATATGTGATTTGCAAGGCAACTATCAATACCGATTTGAAATCTATTTCGATGATTGAAAACGAGTGTTGATACATTTTTGATCTGATACTCGCTGGGTATAAAACCAAAGCAATTTGAACCACGACCTTGAGGTTTGAAAAGTAATATAACAACCCCATTCAATCGTTCTGTATCAAACTTAGAAATGTGGTTGTATTTGTGCCACCAGGGATTATATCCATATAATATTTTTATGCATTTTCCATATGTCGCACTTGTAAATATTAAATGAATATTGGTTTTAATTCCCGCATCTATGAATTGTTGAATCGCTCTGTAAGTTTGTGGGGTTTCATAGTCACTTACAGCAACAGCTCCACAGAGTTTTGATATTTCAACTTCACGCTCGGTGAGGTCTACTCCGCTTGTAGTATAACTCGGAATGACTCCGTTCTTCCTGGCGTAAGTCAGAATTTCTTCGAACTGTTCGTGTTTGTTTGGATCTCCACGACCTCCAATGGCGATTTGATTGGTGTGATCTTTGACTTGATCGATAATCGTTTTGAAATTTTTGAGGGTCATATTTGGTTCAACTTCATCGCCTTGATAGCAAAACGGGCATTTGTTTGGACAACTTCCCATGATACCGACATCTAACAAAAGTGGGAGGTCTGTTTTAAAGGGATCTGGTTTTCCATTGATTCCTCTAAAGACTTCAAGACCGGTTAAAGTATTGAAAAAAACTTCATATGCATCGGAACGATAATATTTATGAAATTCTGATCTAATCTCTGTGCCTGTTATTGGGTCTTGTAGTACATAAATCATAATGATTTCCACTCCTCATCTTTTTTGGGTTCATCTATAGGTTCATCTATGGTCAGTTTTTCTTTTGGTACCTCCTTGGTCTTTTCTTTTGGTTCCTCCTTCTGTTGTGATGGGATTGGTGGAGATCCTATGGGTCCATCAATAGACTGTAAAGCTTCAGATAAAACTTGTTTTCCATCTTTGATAATCTTACCAAATTGATCTTTCAATTTTATTGCATCATCTTTCAGTTCATTTACTGTTGCTGATTCTTTGATTTCTTTCTTTTGATCATCGTCAAAGAATAGTGAAAAAATAACGACAATACCTATAATCATTGGTATTGATGATCCAAAGAATCTAATTAGTGCTCTCATACTATTACTCTCCTTTCGATTTAAAGATAATAATGTTTTTCATTAATTTATATATATAGCAGGCTGCCGATATAGAAAAATACGTAGAACAAAATATAAAATCGAGGTAGATCCGAAATATGAATATAGAAGACTATTTGCAATATTTATACAAGTCTGAGTCAATGTTTCCAATGGATTCATTTTCGCTTCCAAGAAAAAGAAAGATACTAAGAAAAGATATTTATCCTAAGAAATTACAAGAACAAAAGAAATTTACCAAGAGAGTTTTAATAGATTTTGATGGACCAATTCATAGATTCTCTAAAGGAGTTCAAGATGGAACTCTTTATGATCGACCGTCTGACGGAGTTAGAGAAGTTATAGATTGGTTAAAGAAAATAGGTTATCAGATTGTTATTTTTACTTCACGAGCATCGAAAACGACTGCTAAAGAAGTTGGTGGTAACCACAAAGATCAAATATCTAAAGTTAAGCAATACTTAAAAAAACACAATATTCATTATGATTTAATTACCGCCGAAAAATTGGCAGCAGCTTTCTATATTGATGATTTAGCTATAAATTATAACAATTGGAAATCTGTTAAAAGGGAAGTTATTAAAAGGATGAATCTGGGAGGTTAGATTAAATGGCTGTAAAAAATTCATTTGCAGAAGTCACAAAGAACCGTTTGAGTCGTAATTTCGGTGGTACGGTAACTGGAGTTGCTGACCCTTACATCACTGGTTATCATTTCATATTTTTTCCACGACTGCCTGGTGAACTATATACGTATGCTGATATGGATAATAATATAGCAGTTGGTAATATGATGGCAGGTGCATGTTTATCAGTAACACCTCCAGGTGGAACTCTAAATAAGATTGAGTTCACTGGTCTTGGAGGAATTAAATGGGCAGTACCTGGAAACGTTGATTATGGTAATGCTGTGTCTGTTAAATTCTTAGAATTTAATGGAACTCCAATTCTAAATATTATGCATGGATGGGTCAAGATGATCAGAGACTATCGTTCAGGTACAACTGATTTAGAAGAAGGAGATCAATTAACAGGTTATTCAAAAGGAAGTTATGCTGGAATCATGTACTACTGGACTACATCACCAGATGTTAGATCAGTAGAATATTATGCAGCTTATGATGGGGTTTTTCCAACAAAGGACCCTCAGGATTTATTTGCTAGTGACGTGGAAACAGTCGGTAGACTTGATACTGAGATCGAATTTAATGTCGATTATATTTGGCATGAAGATTGGGTCAAAGCAAAATGCGAAGAATATGCAGAACAAGTTTATCAATTACGAGATAATGTTATTAATGATTACGGTAATAAGATTGCACAAGCTAGCTAATTATTTTTAAATACTAATAAGAAGGAGAAAAGATACCATGTATATTACAGAAAATCAAAGTTTAGGCGAATCAGTTTTATTTATGATAAGCGCAAGAAATAGCCTAGCAGAGATGGTGGAAGACTCTGGTCATGAAAATTCAAATACCATGATGCAGTTTTTAATTAATGAGGCGTCTGATTATGAAATTATGTCTCTATTAGTTGAAGGAGTCATTCCAAAAGAAAAATACAATGATGTTAATGAAGCTGTACTCTTTAGCGTACTAAAAGAGCAAGTTCTTGCTAACACAAGTAATATTTCTGAAATGATAGGACAACAGTCATTTTCAGATTTTATGACAAAAGTTGATTCTGTTTATCCGCACGTTTCAACTGCCGGACCAATGTTAGAGTTCTTTGCCGCTACAGAACCAGCGATTGCTGGAGCTATGTTAATATCAGAAAGACCAAGATTTGCTGATGCGGCTGCTAAAAAAGCTGAAGCTGTTAAGGGCGGATCTGACGTTGCTGGTTTAAAGAAAGCTGTAGCTGGTGCCAAAGCTAAAGCAGGAACTAGTCCAGGTGAAGGTGGACCTGAAATGGCCGGTGGAATGAAATCATTCGCTGGTGGACAAGTTGCTCCCACTGGAAAAGGTGCCGCTGCTGATGCATCAATGAAGAAAGACCTTTATGCACGTGGACCTGGTGGAAAGGAAGGATTTGATGTTCCTAATGTTGATCCTAGCCAAACTACATTGGGTGCCAAACTATCAATGCTAAAGGGCGATGTTCAACTTACTGCTGCTAAGGTTGGTGCTAAACTGTCTAGTTTTGCTAAAACCCCAGAAGGTTTAGCCGTTGGTGGTGCTGCTCTTGCTGCACTTCTTGCATATGCCGCAGCTAAGACATACAAGAGATTTTTCAGTAAAGCTGCCGGAGCTTGTCGAGGAATGAGCGGACCTGCAAAAACAGATTGTATGGGTAAATTTAGAGGACGTGCTTTGATGGCGCAAGCTGGTGACCTACAAAGAGGTATGGCATCATGTGGTAAATCAAAGAATCCGGCTGCATGTAAATCAGCAGTTGGTGGAAAAATTGAAAGGCTCAAAGCAAAGGCTCGTAAATCTGGCGGATAATTATATAATAAATCCTGGGGGATCAATTGATCCCCCTTTTGGATTAATGAATTATTAATAGACCTGAAAAAAAGGAGATAAACCCATGTTTAAAAGTTTTAATGTGAAGTTCCCGGAATATGAGGTTATAACACCACATACTCATAATTCGTTTACCATACGCTCTCTTACAGTTCAAGAAGAAGAAAGACTAAAAGGGAGCTTAATGACCCCATCAAAAGTTCATGAACATTTAAATAAATGTATTTATGATGCCATCGTGAGTAAACCTGAGGCAATGTTGGAATACGACGACTTTTTAAAGCAGGTTACACTTAAAGATAGAGATGCGTTGCTATATGGTTTATATCATATCTCTTATGAAGAAATTCGTAACTATGATGTTACATGCTCGTCATGTAGAAAAGAATATCCAGTTACGGTTCAGGCTTCAGCTACTTTCAATTATAAAGAATATCCTGGCGATGATTCTCTAACGAAAAAAATACCAGTAGAGCTTCCTATGACTAAGGGAGTTACATGTTTTATTCGTCAACCATCTCTACATGATGAAATGGTATCTATGAGAACTCTTTCTGTCCAGCCTGGATCCAATATGGATATTATTACAGAGACGCTTATTATTGATTACTTCCAACAAGATCCTGAAGAAGGTGATACAATTGTTTATAGTGAAAGAGGCGATGTAGTTGATGCTTATATGGCTCTACCTTCAAGAGATAAAAGAGTTATTCATAAAAAGTATCGAGAAAATTTTGGCGACTATGGAATTTCTCTAAAAATGAGAAGTTCTTGTTCAAGTTGCGGCGAACAGGACGATATCGATATTGATCTCGTAACAAACTTTTTTCGGATGGTGTACACGATCTGATGTAATTAATCAGTATCGTGAGACGCTTGAGTCTAATGTATTTGCGTGTATGGAACTGTCAAAACAAGGATACCCTGATACAATAGATATGCCAGTTAATCGATTTCAAAATTATTTGAAATGGAAAATAAAACTGGATGAGGATAAAAAGAAAGCTCTAGATGAGGAAGTTACAAAAGGACTTAAATAATGCCTAATCTTTTAAATAGATTTTTTGGTCAAGTAATCGGTTCAGACAAAAGTATAAAAGACTATATTGCGAAGATTTCGTCTAGAGGAGATTTCAAAAGAATTCAAGATTTAAATGTTATTCTAACATCATGGAATAATATACTCTTAACACCTCGTCGTAGTTATATCCTTGATCCCGAGTTTGGAAGTGATTTATATAAATATGTTTTCGATCCGGCGGATGAAAATACAATAGAATCAATTAGAAATGAAGTTATTGAAAGAATTGCATATTATGACAATAGAGCTACGTTAGAAGAAGTTCAAGTTCGTATAATGGCGAGTGGTAAAGGTTATGTTCTTGATTTAATAGCTGATTATGAAGGACAACGTGGCACATTGACTGTTACTTTTGATGATACAACATTTGCTGATTTCTTAACGGAGGTCGTATAAATGGCATTATGGACTGAACAACAAAAATATTCACGAACGTATGAATATATTCATGAGTATCAAAAGCATATATACGATTTTTATAGTAAAAGCGTTGTAGCATTTTTGACTACTTATTGGCATATAAATACCGTTGAAACTATTTGGGATGATGAAGGAATTGGCGGAGGTCCTTATGAACAAATAGGAGAATACTCAGGAATGAAGTGGGATAAGTTTTTATTGATTCCTGTATATTTTATTGATGAAGTTCAAACTCCTTTCGACGGGCAAGAGATTGGTTATATTAAAGAAAATGAAACTCAATTTGTAATACCTAGCACATATGGGTTTACTCCATTAGCTCATGATAAGTTTAAAATGGAGCAAGAATATCTAAAACCAACTCAGAATACATATCCAATATTTCATGTAACAGGTATTGAAAAATCGGTCAATGCAGATAGATTGTTTTGGCGTTTAAGAGTTGAGATCGAACAAAGTTACTCAGAAACGCAATTAGATGAACAAGTAATTGATACATATACATTTTATGAATATGATAAACAAATTCATACACTTGAGGATGCATCTTTTTTAACAAATTTATTAATAAAAAATAGCAAACTACGAAACAGAGCAAAGTGTGATTTATTTGATGATCACAGTGGATTTTATTTCGTATAGGGGTGTTGAAGAATGTCAAACGGCAATGATACTACATTATCAGAAGCTATAAATCTTTCGAGAGATGAAACAAGGCAACAGGTTATAAACCTTTTGCAACATTATTTAGAGTTGGAAAATGTGGATTTAACGAAATCTTCTTTTCTTTCATATATCATTGAAGTTATGTCTACAATGATTAGTAATGTTCTCTTCTATCAAATATCAACATACTGGGAATTCTTTTTAACACAAGCTCAATTACCAGAATCAGTTTATAATTTAGCTGCTTTCTTGGGTTATGAAGCTGGTTTAGCAAGCATTGCACAAGTTGATGTTCTTTTTGAAATGCCTTTTGGTTTTGATGATCCACTAGTAGAATTTGAAATTCCACTTGGTTTTGAAGTTAATTCAAATGATGGAGTTAAATTTACATCTGCTTATCAAAACATTGTTACCGTTATAAATAATGCTGGTGTAAGAGTTCAAGCCAGACAAGATACAAGAGTTTTTGATCTTCCAGTTGTTGTTGATACAGCCTCAGGATTTTTTACTTTTCAATTAGCAATGGAACAAGTATTAGAAGAAGTTCAAGAATTTCAAGTGGAAGCAGATTTAAAGACATATCAATTTTATGGAATAGAAGTTCCTTTTGAAGGAAAATTGGCAAATGCAGTAGTTGAAATAAAAGGTACAGAAGAACCTGGCTATGTACTTTATGAACGTGTTCCAAGTTTATATGTAATGGATGAAGATACTAAAGGTTATGTATTATCAAGAAATGAAATTGGTATGAGTTTAGCATTTGGTAATGGTATTCTTGGAGTTCAACCTCCTGCTGGTGGTACTATAAAGGTCACTTTAGAATTAACAGAAGGTGAAGATGGTAATGTAATTGCAGGTTCAATTAGAACAGGTCAGAGAATTTATAATACAAATGATGCTAATGTCACAGAAATTGTTCAATATGAAATTGTAAATACTGCCGCAGCTACAGGCGGAGAAGATGAGGAATCTGTTGAAGAAGTCAGAAGAAATGCAATTATAAATTTAACAGCACTTGAAAGAACTGTTACTGAAAGTGACTACAAAAATGCTAATACTATCATTGACGATTCTCCAATTGCTGAAAATTCACTTCCTGTTCTTAAAAGGTCTGATGTAAAAGTGAATGAAATTATGCTATTTGTTTCATTTTTATTTAATAATGAAATAGTGCCTACAAGAAATGTGTTTTGGACATTTGCAGGAGGAACTACGACCGTTCCTAGAGATACTATTTTGACAGTAGATGGCGTTGAATATTATACTGTTTATGATATGGAAATTGATTATTTGAATAGTGTCGCTGATTATACATATGTTTTATATGAGATTGAACAAGTTCCAACTCTTATCACAAGTTTCGATTCTGATTATGGATTCACTTGTGATAATTTGATTGTTCAACGATCTGGTTCAGAAGTTACATTTACTCTTGCGTACAACAGTCTTGAAAGTGATAGTGAGTTAGTTGAAGCAGAGATGGAAATTTTAGAGTCTGGACAAAAGTTTTCTATGCTTAATTTAGATGGAACTGCAAATGCGTTTATATTAGAACTTTCAGATTATACTGTAATCCCAGAAGGAGAGTTAACATATTATTTCACCTTAACACATCCAACTGAAGGTCTTATTGGAAGATATCAAAATATTTTTACATTAAGACAATCTCTTACAGATTTAACGAGGTCAAATACTGTTAGCGATGGAACAGCCGGAGTAACGGTGTACGACATTACTACGGTGGAAAAGGAATATTACGACAACGTTAACAAACGAGAATTTGAATCTGAGGTATTACAAACAACATTATCTACGATGACATTTGAAGATTATAAAATGATGACTGATTTTGTTAATCTAAAATCGGCAAATACTACAGGTGTCATGCAAAATATGCAACTGAACAAAGTGAATAAACTCCCGGTACTTGGGATTGAGTCAATACCACCACCTGTATGTGCGACAGGACAAAGATATATCGTATTGAATGGTGTTGGAGAATGGAAAGGTCACGATGATCAAATTGCTGAATGTGATGCAACATCATGGAGTTTTATTACTCCAAATACTGATGATATATTAATAGTCGCAGATGAAGGATTGAAATATATCTTTAGTGCAAGTGGTTGGGTTGTTCCAGCATATAATATTCCTATAGTTGTTACTTTAGATATTTTTAAACTTGACACATATACAGGCTCTATTGCTGCGCTTGCCGATCTTATACGTGAGACTCTTGTTACAGACTTTGAAGATAGGTTCGGAATCAATCAGTCTATTTATCGATCTGAAATTATTGAAAGTGTTCAAAATGTAAATGGAGTCGAACATTGTAGAGTACTCACACCACAATCTAATATTTTCTTTAATTTTAACATAGATGAATTTACTCAACAAGAATTGCTTGAGTATGGTCCAGAATATGTTTACTTCACAGAAGATAGTATAACAATTAAGGTATTCTCATAATGGAAGAGATATTAAAAAAAGCCGATATTAAAATACCACAACTACATAGATTTTTCAAGATGAGTGCTGCCTTCGAACTTTCAAAACTGTCTGATTCTTGTTATTATCCCCCACTAAAGAAAACCTATTTTGATATTCTTCGACAACTTCGTATTTCTGATAGTGATATGAAAGCGTTTATTAAAAGAATGTATAAAGGGACCCGAGCGGAGACGTGGAATCTATGGAGAATGCCTGATCATAATTTAATGATGTTGGTAATGCATATATTTTTGAAACATAAGAATAGACAGGGATATGAAGCAGCAATGCTTTATTATATGATTAGACAATATTCTCATTTAATTCAGAAACATATAAAATATTGTAACCCTGAATTGTTTAGATATGTATTAGAAACTATTACAAAAACGCATCTATTTGCCAGAGAAAAAACTATTGGAAATAGTTTGTTACATCTTTCAAAAGAACTACAAAAAAGATTTACAAATGATATTGCTATATGGAATGTTGATAAACTAATTGACTTCATTTCAATATCAAGACATAGAGTTTCTCAAAGTGTTAAGAGTTTTGCTCAACATTATTATAGAGCGCATAAAAGTGGAGGTCGTCTTGGCATACAAGATGAACCTTCAGAAGATGATGAATTTATGACTCAATTAGTTGTTATGGAAAAAGGGAAGAAAAGTGTTGATGCGGCTGTGAAAAAGATAACGGTTTATAGAATGATTGATAGAAAAGCTTTAGATGAATCTAAAAGAGTAACAAAAATTAAAGCTTCGATTGGTGATTTATTAGTTAAAAATCTTAGCGACTTGAGACATGCTGATAATATAAGACGTATTCTACAATTATTTGTAAAAGATATATCTAACACAAGTGAAGTATGTGGAAGGGATTATTATAAATATGTAAAAAAGTTGATGTCTATAAAGAGAACTAGAAGTAAAGTATTTTTTAAACAACA